CAAGATGAAAAATCGGAATAGATAATTTTTATTCCTTGATGTTCTGCAATTTTAAAAGGATTATCAGTTCCATATTTTTTTATTAAAGTTTTTGCCAACTTTTTAAAATTTGTTTTATGCATAAAATCCTATTTTTTATTCTCTCTCTGTTTTATTAATATGTCTATAACAGCACGTTTAAATACAGCCATATCGTGTTCATCATCAACATCATTGAAAAATAGTTGCTTATTTACTCCAGTAACTTTTTCAAATTCTGCAAGTTCTTCTGGAGTTAAGACTGATGTGTCTACGAAAGACGGATCTATTCCAACATTATTGTTTAAATTATTTTCCCAACCCATAATATATCCAGGAGTTGTTTTGTAAATTTTTGCTAATTTTTCAATATTCCCCATTGGAATATTTGTTATATCAGTATTTTCATATCTTGATAACGTAACTTTGGATATATTTAATTTTTGAGCAACTTCTTCTAAACTAAGATTATTTTTTAGTCTCAAATTTTTTAATTCTTCTGCTCTTTTAATTTCTTTATCAGTTGGTTTTATTTTTTTTCGTGATTTAGAAATTTCCATATTATACCTCGTTATTTTTTTCTTATTGATATTATACTACATTTTTCCTAAAATGCAACGTTTTTTTCCTGAATTTAAAATTTTTTTTCCTATCGGGTATTGACATTAGTAAAAATATGTGGTATCTTATTTGTAACCTAATAGGAAAAAGAGAGGTGGTCGAATGATAAATCAGAGAGGACTAAGGGAGATATGGATAAGTAAAGGCTATACTCAAGATGAGGTAGCCAAAGAAATAGGATTACAAGTTAGAACCTTTAGAAATAGGATAAAAAAAGGAACGTTGACAACAAACGATATTGACAAACTTGTAGATTTATTAGATATAAAAAATCCAACTCCAATTTTTTTTGTCCAATGCGTTACCTAAAAGGCAACAATATTTAAAAGAAGGGAGTGAGAGGATGGGAGAAGAGTTTTGGATTATATTTATTAGAGTCTATTCTGTAATGATAACAATTGAAACAATAATAAATATTTTGAGAATTGTAAAACTAAAGATTAAGAATGAGAAATTAGAAAAAGAGAATCAAAGACTTCGTTCATTATTAAATCTAAATGAAAATACTATTTTGTAAACTTTGCTGTAAGATATGCGGCTATAATAGAAACAATTAAGGGGAAAAAGAAAGAACGCATAATTTCTAAAATTAAAGTTCTGAAATTATTTATATTGTCTTGTCTTTTTTGTTCAAAGTAATCTTGTAAAAATTTTTTTCCTTTAGGGGAAACAATAAATCTTTTAAATTTATAATTTTGATTATCTATATTAGATTTTTCGATGACTTGATAATATTGAACATATCCTTCTGAAATTAGAAAAACAAGCCTTTCGTTTGTTGAAAATTTTTCTTCTGGATATTTTAAGCAAAGTTCTCTAAATGAAATTTTATAATGTTCATTAATATGTTTTAAAATGTTTAAATCGTATTTTGGCATAGAATATTTGTTATTCATTGTAATTAAACTCCTATGATAAAAATTTTTTAATAATTATATCATAGAATATATAAAATAAAAAGAAAGGGAGTGAGAGGATGGAGAAAGAAAGATTTTTAGAAATAGCAAATAAATTAAGTGAATGCAATATTACTTCTGAAGAATGGAGAGAACTGGACATTATAATGCAAAGATGTTTCCAAAAGAAAATAAAAAACAGTATACAAAAAATATTTTTTGATATTAAAGACTTCGTTATTTCAGTTAATGCTGACAATGAAAAGGACTACTCTATAGAAGTAGCCCAAAGTAAAATTTAATTTTGATGTAATGTTATAGATATAATTTGATTGATATTTATAAAATAGACATAATTACCTTCAATGATTTTAATAAAATTATAATTGTATATAGACTTGTTATCTATAATTACATCTTTAAATATCTTATTTGATGTCTGAATATCGTAAGTAGAACCATCTTTAGAATTAATAAAGTCAAAAATTTCATAAGACATATAATTTAACCTCCTTCCATTTAGGATGGTTAGATTATAGCATAAGATATTTAAAAATGAATAAGATTTTGAAGTAAGGGAGTGAGAGGATGGGAGAAGAAACTCAAAAAACTGAATTAGAAAAGTTAGGATTTGAATTAGTAGAAAGAAATTCAGATGATTGTAAAAAAGTTGTAGAGGAGGTTATGGAAGTCTTTGAAAAGCATCATGTAGGTTATAAAGAAATGGATTATTTTTTAGAACTGATTCGGGAATTGATGGAACTATCATTTAGTCTGTAAAGTGTGTGCGATTTGAAAATTTAATTAATGACTATATATTAAATCTGTATCTTATTTTACGCTTAGGTTTTCTATGTGGTTTAGTGTTTTGAATTTGTGTTTCTGCTGTTTTTGATAGTTCAATTAATTTTTCTTTGGCTTTAGCTTGAGCGTCTTCCAAACTATCAGCTTCAACCAAAATGGAAAATTTATCACTTTTGGCTTTAATAATATATTTATTATTTACAAAACCTTGAAAATCATAATCTATCAAAGTAGTACCTCCTTAATAATCGCACACGTAAAAATTATAACATAGAAATATCAAATTTTGAAAGAAGGGAGTGAGAGGATGGGAAAAACGAGGTTTAGTGAAAAATCAAAGAAATGTAAATCAATAAAAGAAATGTTTAAGCAAATATTACAAAAAAATGATGTTACTTTAGAGGAATTTGAAACAATTTCTGGTTGGATAAAAATGGAATTTAAAGAAGAAGCTACATTTAAAAAAGAGCAATATTCAAAATCTGAAATTGCTCTAAATGGTCAATTTTATTGTGGTTCAAATCTACGACCAAGTGGGAAAAAACCTAAAAAACCAGGAATTTAATTATTGTCCAGGTTTTGGAGGTTTTGGGCCTGATGGTCTAGGGTTAGTTCCTTTAGTCGTTGACGATTCACCTTGTGGATGTGGTTTATTTGTTTTATAATCCATAATTAGTTTTTACCTCCTTTCATTAGCATTGTCTAAAAATTCAATAACTACATCTTTGTAAGGTATTTTGAGATATAGAGAGTAAACATTATATTCTTTTGAATTTTTGTCAATGGGATATACAGTAACTTCTTTAAGTAAAAGTTCTAAAAATTCAGAATCATTGGCAACAGACCATTCTTTGATATAGCCAACATAAGTTCGATTATCATTTAAAGGCCTTATATGAAGCCATTTATCTTTCAGATCATCGCCGTATTTAAATCCAAAAATAACAGAAAATACTGACGGATTAGAAGATCTGTTAGAAAGTTTTATTTTTGAAGAGATGTTATAAAAGAAATCGCGTTCTTTTAAATAGCAATATAAAATAGAAAAAAATAAAGAAATAATAATGCTCCAAAAGACTTCCTCAGAATTAATTGAAAATTTATCATTTCTAATTGAAGTTGTTAAATAAAAAACAGGATGAGAAAATATTTTTTTATAAACGAATACGATAGAATATGAAAACACTCCAATTATAAAAGAATCAACAAGAAAATAATTAAATGGCTTATTTTTTTCTGAATAGCTAAAATAGTCTATTGTTTTTCTACCTATAAATCCAGGTAATAATAGAAATAATAGATTAACAGCAATAATTGAAAACACAATAACCTCCTTTCATAATAAATTTTTTTGGCGAATAAATTATATCACGAAATGTAGGATTATAAAATTAGAAAATAAGGGAAGTGGGAGATGAAAAAAATAATTTTGATGATAACATCGGTTATAATTGTAGCTTTGGTAGGAACTAAGGCTATATTGGATAGGAAAAAAGAGGAAGAAAAAGAAATTTTGCAACCTAAAAAATTATTATATGGTTATCCTTTGTTTTTTAAAAAGAAACGAAGGGAAAAAAGCAGTAAATATAGAAATTATAGTACAAGGATAAGAACCAAAATGAAAAAGAAAGCTGATATTAGTAGATGATTTGTAATAAAAACCTCTAAAATAAAAGAACAATGACAATTGCATATTTATAGGAATTTGTAGTATAATAAAAAATTTTAAAAACAGTTGACAAGTAAGCCCTTATATGATATATTAAATTAGTAAGGGCTTACAAAGGAGAAATTTATGGAAAGAAGAGATTCTAAAATTTCTTTTTCAAAATCAGGTAACGGAATAGGTGCAAAAATTACCTTATCTATGCCACTCTTAAGGAAAATCGGTATAACTCCTGAAAATAAAGAAGTAGAGGTTATATACGATGAGGAAGAGGAAAAAATAATAATTTTGAAAAAGAAATAAAAAAACTCCTAAAAGCCCTAAAAGAACTAATAGGAGATTTGTAGTATATATAAACTACGACCTAAGCAATCGTATTATACTACAAATTCCTATAAATGGCAAGCACAAAATAGGAATGTGTGGTATTTTTTAATACCTAAATTTTGATGACTTCCTGTTTTGTGGAAGTTATTTTTATTTTGGGAGGAGAAAATGAATCTAGAAGTTATTAGAGACAGAAAATTAGGTTTAGTTGTAAGTAGTAGAGTTATTGCAAATGAATTAGGAAAAAGGCATTCAGATGTCAAAGAAAGTATTGAAAATATTGTCAAAAATCAATCTGCGGAAATTTCCGCAGATCTAAAAAAAGTAATATTTTCAAATATTTATAAGGATAGCAAAAATAGAAATTATAAAGAATACTTACTCACAAAAGATGGATTTATTCTTTATATGTTCAACATTCAAGGGCATATAGATTTCAAAGTAGCTTATATAAATGAGTTTAACAGAATGGAAAAAGAGTTAAATGATAATGAGTCCAAAGGAAGTTCAGTATTAGTTCCAGCGGACAAGATAAAGTATTGGAACATGCTGAGAACGGCTGAAGAAAAACTGATGGAAAATATAATAGATCTGACAAAAGAATATGATAAACTCTCGGAAGTTTTGAAGGGCCTAGAAAATATTAAGGTTTTGATGATAGGCATAAAAGCCTTAGAGAGCATTGCAATGAAAAAACTGGAAGGAAAATATAAGTAAAGGAGTGATTAAATGGAGCGTAGATGTCGTTAAGGGACTAAGTAATGAAAAAACAAACACCAAAAAAATTAAGGGACGGCAATCCCGGAAAGGAAAAAACTATGGAAGTTTCAGAATCCTGGATAAGGAAACAGGCTACAAAATTGCAATTGACAATAAAGGAAGCCGCTGAATTTGTCGGAAAAGGTCAGCAATATGTAAGAGTAGGATTGCAGACAGGAAGACTTAAATTTGGAACGGCAGTACCCAAATTTAAAGATGAAAATGAAAAAGAAGCAAGAAGGAGAGCTGGGAAACGTAATTGGGACTACGATATTCAAAGAGTACATGTTGAAAGATATGTTGGAATAAGCTATAGAAAATTTTTGGAACTGAAATATGTGGTAGTAGCATAATAGGAAAGGGATGTGAATTTAAAATGAAATATGATGCTTTAGTAATGGTAAACAATCAAAATAAAGAAACAAGAAGAAAAATGGAAGAAAGAAAAATTAAGAACAGAATCAAGAAATTTGTAAAAAGAATAGGAGCAATAAAATGACGGTTAGAGAAAAACTTGAGATAGAAATGGATAAGGAAGAAATTAAGGAACTGGAGGGAGAAAATGCTAACAGTGAAAAATCTGATAAAAATAATATTTTTGATAACAATGACGGTACTGATTCAGTTAGAAGTAATTAGAGAAAAAGGGCATTGGATTGCTGGGGGAAATCTGGTATTTCCAGTATTATTGGCGATATTGCTTTGGTGGTCATCTTATTTTAAAAAATGGAAATAGGAAGGAGTGGGATTATGGAAATAGAAAATCTAAAGGAAACATTTCTTGAAACATTAAATGATTTGAATTTATCAATATCATTTTTAAGAGATAAAAAATTATTGGGTTATGAGGTGGAATTGCTTGCTAATAGGTGTAAAATTAGCCAAGTTGAAGTGCATGAGGTACTTGAGAGAGCAAAACAAGAGAATTGGAGCTGGAGGAAAAAATGATATGAATAAAAATTAGGAATAGAGAATAAAAAATATGAAAACAAAGGAAGAAATTGGAATTGAAATTACAAAGTTGAATGTGAAACTTTATAAGCACGTAAGAATTTCAGGATGGGATTCTGAAGCGGAAAAGATGAATGAAAAAGTAAAGATATTAAAATGGGTATTAGGAGGGAGTAAAAAGTGGAATTAAGAGAATTTAATAAAGTTTTTAGTGGTTTTATTGTTTATTATGGAATAAAAGGAATGACATCTGAAAAGCTAGGTATCTATTATTTGGGATTAAGAGATTTAAGTATTGAACAATTGAGAGTGGCTTTTTCTAAAATGATAAAAAATAGAATAGAAAGGGAATAGCGGAAATAAGAAAAATGGCATTGGAAGGAAATTAATTGTTGGAGGATAAAAAATGTATATAAATTTAAGTGGAAATTATTATATTAAAAGTCAACCTAGATGTTTTGTAATTGGGCGTAAACAGAAAAATAAAAAAGGTGAGGTACAGTTTGTAGCGAAGTGGTACTTTGTGAGTCTTAGAGCTGGGCTGAGAGCTTGGATTGATGAAAAGCTGATAATAAGTAAGGCTAAAAGTTTTCAGGAGCTTAAAAACGATATACGGGCCTTGAATGATGAAATGGAAATATTAAGCAAATTTGAAGAAGAGGAAGAAATTGAATAAAAAAATGCCAGTGGAAAAACACTGACATAAAAGATCTAAAAAACACTTTCGTATTCTCAAAATTATTATATCACAAGTGAGAGAAAATGAAAAGAGAAAAAAATTTAATTTTAGAATATGGAGTGGGATCAGTAACATATACGGGTATAAGAAATTTTCAAATTCAGTATCCGTATATTGTTATTGACGGAGAAAATGTTAGTTTGGTAGGCGTAAAGTTTGTGAAATATAAGAATTTTATTGCTTGGAGAAATAGGAAAAATAAAATAAGGTAACTTGTTTATCGAAGGAGAGAAATATGGCTAAGTTTAGACAGATACAGACTGATTTTTGGAGCAATCCCTATGTTCAGGAAGAAATGACTCCCGAAGATAAGTTTTTTTATTTATACTTAATGACAAATGAAAAATCGACGCAGATAGGTATATATAAAATAACGAAAAAGCAAATAGCATTTGATATGGGATATTCAATTGAATCAGTGGGAAATTTATTGAAAAGATTTATGGAGCAACATAAATTGATTAAATATGATTCTGAAACACGGGAAATAATATTGCTTGAATGGGCAAAAACAAATCTTAATAAAGGCGGGAAACCTTTTGAGGATCTAATTTTAAGTGAACTGAAAGAAGTTAAACAAAAAGAATTTATAGAAATTATTTATCATCAGTGTGAAAAAGAGGAAATTAAGAAAATAATAGAAAAATATATTGATAATCCAAAATTGGGTGAGAAAAATTTGAAGTTAGAAAATAAAAATATTTCTGATAATTTAGATGATGAAAAAATAATTGAAGCAGAAATAGTAGATGAAAATACAGAAAAAGCTATTGGAAGTCCTAAAAATACTACTTTTGACGATACGTTGCACGAAATGTATAACGATAAGGGGGCAATAAATAATAATAATAATAATAAGAATAAATATAATAATAATTATATTAATAATAGTTATTATAATAATACAAGTGTCAAAAAAGAAAAAAATAATTTTTCTTTTGTGTGTGAAGAAATAAAAAATAAATGGATAGAAATTGCAAATACATTTGGACTATCTGGAACACGACTAAAAATAAATGAGAAACGTAAAAAATCAATAAAAACATTGCTTAAAGAATATACTATTGAGGAAATTTTTCAGGCAATGGACAAAATTTATGTTTCTAAATTTTTACAGGGAGATAATAAAAATAACTGGCAAATAACATTTGACTGGTTTATTAATAAAGCAAATCTATTAAAAGTGTTGGAAGGAAATTATGATGATAAAGTTAATACCGATTCTAGTCCTAAAAATACAAAAGAATATTATCAAAAATCTAATAATCAATTTACGGGAGTTACAGATGAAAGTATCGAGGATTTGATAGGAGGAATTATGCAATGATGACAAGAGATGAATTTAACAATGTCTTTAATTTGTTATGTACAAATTATCCAAATACAAAAAATCCAAACCAGTTAGGAAGCCTCTATTTTTTAGCATTAGGAAATGAATTAACCGCTAAGGAATTTATGAATGCTGTACTTAAAATCATAAAAACAAGCAAGGAAAAATTTATGCCACAAGTTGCTGAAATACTTGAATATGCAAAAAATAGGAATGTAGAAAATCAAGTTATTTTAGCTAAGAAAATGCTAAGAGCTGCTGTTTTGAAATATGGAAATAGTGGAATGATAAATTTTGAAGACAAGGGAGTTCATGCAATAGTGGATTATGTCGGTTGGAGAAGGATTTGCACTATGACATCTGAAGAATTTGATAACTTTTTGAAATGGGAATTTGATGGAATATACAAGGAATTTATAAAAAATCCTTATGAAACAAATGATTATTACACTGGTAATTATAAAATTATCGGACAGAAAAATCCTAAAAGAATTACTTATGAGAGCATAGGAGTAAAGAATACTCAAAATTTAGAATTTATACCGTTGGAATATAAAAATACTGCACAGATTGAAAATCAAGTTGATCTGTCTGAATTGAAAAATAAAATGTTGATAGGAGTGTAAAAATGATAATAAATAATTTAACTACAGAAGATATTAAATTTTTAAAAGAATTAAAACACGAATTGAATACACAAAGCAGTAGAATGACTGCTAATCCTAGAATGTATCAAGTTAGGCACGAAAAATTTCGGCCAGATGTGAATAGTGAAGGAAATTATTTTGAAGCAGTGTATGAAGGAGAATCATTAGGAATTTTTGAATATACTCTGGAAGATGTGGAAGAAGTTAAGTCAATATTAAGAGAAAGTGCTTATGATGATGAGGAAACTTTAAAGGAAATTAATGAGATTTGTTTGGAAAATTTGGATAATGAAAATATTGATTTTTGTTGTTATAATGGTAATTTTGAATATGTTTTTAATAATTCTTTTTTTACAGAAAAAGCCTGTAGAGAGCATATAGAGTGCAACAGACATCATTATAGAAATCCAGTTGACTATTTAAATTATGCTTTCAGAAATCCGGAAATGGAAAAGTTATTAAGAATACTGTCAAAAATAGAAATTAAGGAAGAATCGTAATGTTAAGAACACAAATTGAGAATAAGAAAATAAAAATATTTTATCCAATGAAAAAGATTGTTCCAGGAGTAAAGGAAGATCTGGAAAAAATATTAAATAATTATTCAGTAGAAATTGTTCCAATTAAAGCGATGACATTACAGCAGATGAGAATGATATATGCCTTGATAAATCAATTTTCTGAACATCTTGCAGGTGGTGGCAGCGAATATGGATATATGAAAGACATATTGAAAATATTTTTTGCAGAAAAATATGAAATTCCCAATTTTTCATTAAGTCCTGATTCAATTGATACGTTAGATATTGATACTGCAAATAGATTTATTGAATATCTGATTGAGTTGGGCCTTGATTATAATGTTCCGATTGTGATTAAAGAAAAAAATGGGAGAAAAAGATTTGCAGCACAGATATATCCAGATGCAGAGAAGTATGTTTATATTTGTTTGAAGAAGAGAATATGTGCAGTATGTAATAGAAGTGGAGCGGATTTACATCATTATGATAACGTAAATTCTATAGGTGGATATTCACAATGTAATGGACTAAAAACAAGATTTATGAGTTTATGTAGAGAACATCATAATCTTTTTCATTCAACGCCGATAAGTGAATTTGAAGAGAAATATCAAATACAAGGTATATGGTTAAATCCACAGAATGTATATGATTTATTAGAGGTTTATCCTAATCACTTTAAATTATTTAGAAAAGAATATAGAGAGGGGAAATATGGAAATTTGGAAAGAAGTGAATGAATTTAAAGGATACTATGAAGTTAGCAATCGAGGAAATGTTAGAAGTTGTGAAAGAATAGTTAAATTTGGAAAACAAAATAGAGTACTTAAAGGTAAACAAATATATCAAAACCCTAAAGGCGGGAAGTATTTAACTGTAAATTTATCAGTTGAAAATAAACAATACAGAAGATATGTTCATAGATTAGTTGCTGAAGCATTTATTCCTAATCCTGAAAATAAAAAAGAAGTAAACCATATAAATGAAATACACACAGACAATAGAGTTGAAAATTTAGAATGGGTAACAAGACATGAAAATATATATCATTCGTTTGGTGGAAGTAAAAATCATACCTGTAAACCAGTTGAATATTATGAGAAATTTCCTTTAACAATATATGAATTTAAAAAAAGATGTAATTCCAGAGGATGGAAATTTGAAGATTTTGAATTGATAGATAGTGGACTTTATGAACATAGATCTAAAAAATATTTCTATAAATTAAAAACTATTTGATATTTGAAGTAAGAAGGACAATGACAACTGAATATAATAACTGTGAGAACCTAAGAATATTGGTGGAGTTTATAGAGTATAATAAAAAATTTAAAAAAAGCAGTTGACATTACGTGTCTAATAATGTATAATAAGTTAGACACGTAAGAAAAGGAGCAAAAAATGGAAAAAAGAGATGTAAATATTTCTTTTTACAAAGCTGGGAACGGTGGAATTTCTAATAGAATTACTTTACCTAAAAAATGGGTAGAAAAGATTGGAATTACACCAGATAATCGAGCTGTTGAAATCATTTTGGATGAAGAGAATGATTCAATCATAATTAAAAAGAAATAAAAAAAGCTCCCTTAATCTTACGAGAAAAGGAGCATACAGTATAACACTGCCTAATCAACTTTATTATACTGTATAAACTCCAAAAAATCAATATTTTTAGGAGGAAAAATTATGAAAAAACTTGAAAAAGACTGTAGAATTGAGATACCTTATCGTTATGATTTAAGTTTTAAAGAATTGCATTGTTTATATAAGGATTCAGAAGATATTTTTGCATTAATTATCAAATGTTACAGAGCAGGTTTTGCAAGAGGGAAAAGATGTCAAAAAAGAATACAGAAAAAAAATATAGTATAATGGAGGAAAAAGAATGAATGAACTACAAGTTATAAATGATGAAAGATTCCAAATATTCAGTAAAGAAAATTTAGGAAGTGTAAGAACAGTGTTAGTAAATAATGAAGCGTGGTTTTGTATAAAAGATATTTGTGACATATTAGAATTAACAAATCCTACGGCAGTTGCACAAAGATTGGATGAAGATGAACGCGCTAAGTTTAACTTAGGGCGTCAAGGAGAAACTAATTTCACAAACGAAAGTGGATTGTACGCTTTGATTGTAAGAAGTGATAAAAAAGAAGCAAAACCATTTAGAAAATGGATAACATCAGAAGTTATCCCAGCAATTAGAAAAACAGGAAATTATTCTGAAAAGCAAAAACAAGTAACAGAATATCAGATAAAAAATCAAAAAATTAGAGATAGATACAGCAGAGCGAAAATGTCAAAAGAACTTTTAGATATTGCTAAAAACACGGATAATCCGATTTATAAAGAAATTTTAAATGCTTATGCAGCAAATACACTTGCTGATGCGGATATATTGCCACTTCCAAGATTGGAACAAAAAACATATTCTGCTCAAGAAATTGGAAATATACTGGGAGTTTCAAAACAAAAAATAGGAAGATTAGCAACAAAATGTGAATTGAAATCAGATGAAAATGGTTATTTAATAGTAGATAAATCTCCTTACTCAAATAAACAAGTAGAAAGTTTTAGATACTTTGAACACGCAATAGAAAAATTTAGGAAAGTGCTTGAGGAAGAAAGAGAATTAAATTAGATATGAAAAATATAGAAGTTATGTTAAGAATGGTAGGTGAAAAAGTAACAGCAAAATTCTTACCATAGAAACAAAATAATGAAATCACAGTTATTAATTTAGCTGTGATTTTTTAGTACAAGAAAAAATACAAGAAATTATGAGGGAACATTAAGAGTGAAAATTAAACTATATTGTCTAAAAATAAATGATAATGAAATAAAAACAACAGAATACAAGGAGCTAGGAAAATTTGTAAGGAGAAACAGGAAAGATATAAAAGAAATTTTATGTTTTAGTTGGGAAATTCCAAAAAATAAATTGAAAATGGCCTTAGAGTATTCTGTTGAGAAATTGTATGAGTTGAAAAAGAAAGGAATATAGATTATGAATATAGTGATACTAATGGGAAGAATGGTAAGGAATCCAGAATTAAAATATACATCAAGTGGAAAGGCATATGCCAGTTTCACATTAGCTGTACAGAAAAATAAGAATGAAGCGGAATTTATTGACTGTACAGCATGGGAAAAGACTGCTGAAACAATTGCTGAATATTTTAAAAAAGGTAGTAAAATTCTTATACAAGGACGTTTGAGTGTAAGTGATTATGAGAAAAATGGTGAAAAACGGAGATTTACAAGAGTATTAGCAAATAGTTTTGAATTTGTTGAAAGTAAAAATACTGTAAATAATCAAAGTAACAAAAATGATTATGATGAAATAGAAGATGATGAGGATTTTCCCTTTTAAGTATAAGAAAAATTTAATACATAATATAAAATTTTTAGAAGAAAATACAGACTGGTTTTCAAAAAAAATGTTGTTATTAAAACTGAAAACAGAATTGGTTTTGGGAAAACTTAAAAATGAAAAATGGATTGATGAAATAATAGAAACTATAGAAAATATATAGGAGGATAAATGGAACAGTGGGAAAAATTAGTTAAGCTTGTAAAAGAGTTTTATATAACATTTGGACAACAGGAATTTTTGGAAAAAGAAATGACTAATGAAAGAATGGAATTAAGAAAAAAGTTGTTTGATGAAGAATTTAAAGAATATGAAGTGGCAGAAAAAAATAAGGATAGAGTAGAAATGTTAGATGCTGTTTGTGATATGTATTATATCCACATCGGGACACTACTTGAGAAAAATAAGGGTGATATAGAAAAGATTGCAAATAAAATATTTTTTTTGGGAGATAAAGAAACGGAGTATCTTTTTAAATTAGAAGTAAAAAATGGATTTGATGTAATTTTACCTGAAGCATTTGAAGAAGTTCATAAAAGCAATATGAGTAAACTTGGTAAAGATGGGAAACCAATATTTCGTGAAGACGGTAAGATAATAAAAGGGCCTAATTTTTTTAGGCCAAATTTGAAACAGTTTATTACAAAATAAAATTTGAAAGGAAATATAAAAATGAGTAAAGAATTAAAAGCCGCAGAAGAAATGATAGAAATTATAAATTCTTTAGTAAGAAAAGGATATAGTGATGATGATATCAGGAGGTATTATAGAATGATAGGAGAATTGTGTGCTGGAGCTGGTGCAGTAAATGACACAAGTAAAGATAGTCAAAAAACGATTAATGAATTAATTGATATTGTTGAGACATTAAATAACAGAATAGAAAGTTTGGAAAATAGAATAAAAGTAAAAGTTTAATATTTGAATAATCAGGAGAAAAAGATGTTTAAAATATTATATTGTGAAGATGAATATAAATCAGTAATCACAAAAAATGTAGAAGAAGTACAAAGACTTATTACACAGACTGATATTAGACAAAGGTTGAATCTAAATAGACAAATGAATTTGTATAAAGTAAATTTTGGTAGTAACAATTTGACTGATGATGAAATTATAAATTTATTTGAGATTAGTAATTCAAAAAGAAGAGATAAACTTTTTTTGAAATTATATTAGAATTGGGAGAAAAGTATGAAAATACTGAGAGATAAGTTTTAAAGGAGAATCAAAAAATGGCAGAATTAAAAGAAGGTATTTTAAAACTTTTTAAGGAGCATTATGGGATGACAGCTGAAGAAGCTCAAGAATATTACAAGAAACAATTTGAAATAGTAAAGAAAACAGTAGTAAAAGAAGAGGTGGAACGGTTAAGGCAAGAATGCATGGATGTACTGGAGGAAATAAACAAAACAGGAAAAGTTCCTGAACTTATATTTTAAAGTTCAGTCGCAGAAAGTCGTTTTGGCTGGAAAAGTAGGTTTAAATATAGTGTTTATAAAGAAAAATGGCAGTCGTGAAAAGTCGTTTTTATTAGAAAAAAAGATTAGGAGGATAAAATGAGCAAATATAAATTATGGTTCGTATAGGCAGCGGATTTGGTAAAGAAAGCGATGAAGTTGATTTGGTAGATGATTTAGGTTATATAGAGAAACAGGCAGAAGAAATAATAAAAGATAAAAATAAACAGCATAAGCTGTTTGAAGAATGGAGAGATGAGAATATAGATCAAAATTTTGGAGTTGTAAAAGAAAATTAGGAGGAAAGTATGAAAAACAAGGATAGAATGCAATTTAATTTAAAAAACTGGAGAAAATTGAATTGGAGTTTATGGAATAAGGAAGATAAAAATAAAGCGAGTTTTGAAAGAATATTAAATAAAGACAAGTATAAAAAGAAATAGGAAGGGAATTAGTATGAGAAAAATAGTATCAGCAATAATAACAATATCATATTTAGCAATTATTTTGGGAAGTTTAAGATTATTTAGTGTATAAAACAATAAGTGATATTTCAAGTGTAAAAACATTATTAGAATTTGCGAAATTAATGTTAATAGATTTTATATTATATATTTTTTGGGGAGTAGGGGTTCAAATTTTAACTTTTATTTTTGGATTGTTTAAAATTGAGGAGGATAAATGGTAAGAAAAATAATGGGAACAATATTTTGTTTATTAAAATTAGCAAAAACAATATTATCTGTTATGTTAGGAGCGGGAATAGGTAATGAAATTTATAAAATATGGAAAGCGGAGGAATAGGAATGAAAAAATTACTATTAATTGTGATGATTTTAGGAGCATTAGTTACAAGCTGTGATGAAGAAAATTTTGGGAATGATACAAAAAATGATAAAGAGAATACTTTGAAAATAGGTGATAAATTGGCAGGCAATCAAGCAACACCTAGTGATATTGATTATAGTTTAGAAAGATATAATTTGATAAAAAGGGCCTACTGGGTAAATGGACAGCGTGAAAAAGCATTGAATTTACCAAGTGCTGTGAAACGTCCATTAGGATATATAACATTGTTTACAGAAAACGGTGGAATAGTTGGAAGTTTTGTAGTAGATGGAAAAGTGTCAAGTTTAAATAGTTTTTTAACTCCAGATAGTGAATTATATGAATGTAATCCTTCAAGTAATTATAGTTGTAAAAATAATTGGATTCCTGATGTAGATGGAAGTTATGGAGAAAATGATAACGGGATATTTTTCTTTACTCCAGATGGGAAATATATTGAGTGGACAGGAATATACGTGTATACAGATATTCCAATGAAAGTGGAAAATACAGTTGTTAAATTTGAAAAATAAAGGGGAATGAAATGAAAAAAATATTTATATTAATTATTTGTGGGCTATCTATGACAGCCTGCAATCCTTTTTTAGGGATAAATAGTTGGTTTAATAAAATAGACTATGAATTGCAAAAACAGAATGATAGACAAAGATATGACAGATTAAAAAAAGTGGAAGATACTGCAAGAGCAATGGTAAGCAGTTATGAAAGTGATAAGCAAATTTATTTGTCTATGAAAGATGAGAATAAGGAGATAGCCTCACAAGCAAAGATAAGAGCAAATAATACAGCGATTCAATATAATCAGTTTATTTTGAAAAATAGTTATCTATGGAAAAATAATATACCACAAGATATAAAAAATGAACTTGAAATAATCAATTAGGGATAAGGAGTTAATATGAAATACATAGAATTATTTGGAAGAAAAATAAAAGAGTTGTCTGAAATTTTGAAAGACGAACCGATTAGTGATTTGGAAATAAAAGAGGAAAGTGATCTGTATGGGATAGATCGATTAAAAATTTCATTTAAAATTGATGATAGTGACACCTTCACTCTATATATACGGTTATCTAATTTTGTTGGAGCAAATGGGATAGAGTTTTTATCGGAAGAAGAAATTGTAAGAGAATTTGAAGAAAAGTATAGTTATTTAAAGGGATATTTACTTGGTGAAACTACAAAAGAAAGAAAAATAAACGGTTATTCAAATGAAATAAAATCCCATATTAGGGTTGCTAAAAAAATGCATGAAATTTATCGTGTCTATTTTGAGAAAGTAAGAATAAAGGAATTTACTACAGCTTATGAAACAGTTGAATTTTATTTGAAACAAATGGAAAAGCAAATAAGAAAAATGTGTGAAGCATATCAGGAAAATAAAAATATAGAAAACTTTTTAGATAATTTAGAAGTGTTAGCTAGATTGACGGCAGATGAAATGGGTGCATATAGTTTACGGTTATTAACTTGTGGACGTAAAAATTATGATTGTGCTGACAATATAATTAGAGATTGTTTAAAAGGTATGAAAAAATGTGTAGAGGAAATAAGAAAAAGAATTTAAAATTTTGGGGGATAAATGTTATATTCAGGAATTAGATATATTTTAAAATGTATAGCAAGAATATTTGTGCTCATAGCCTTGCTTGTATACAATGATGATGATTTAATGAAGTTTGATGAAGAGGATTAGATATGTTAAATATAATAATGAGAGTTATAAATGCACTTCTTACTGTAACATTTGTTTTAATATTAGTGTGGTTTGTTTATAACCTAGTAATAAGATTTAAAAAGAATATAGTGGTATTTAAATTTAGAATAACAAGCATAAGAGGATTTTTAATTGGTATGTCTATAAATTTATTTGTAATTTATTGTTTGATTCGTATTATAAGCTTTTTTGCGATTAGAGTATAAAAATATAATTCAAAATACTTGAAAATATTGATAAAATAAGGTATAATGAAAGGGTGATAAAATGCTTACTAAAGAGCAGATAAAAAAAATAGAAAACAATAAAAAACTTTTTAAATTTATTAATTTATTGCTAAATGAAATGGATAAAAAAGGTGAAAGGGAAATGGTTATTGTTTTTGAAAATGGAAAAGTAAAAAGAATTAAGAAAAGTACAATAGGATAAAGGCAAGAGTAAAAGTGGTTATGAGCCGATTTGTAGATAAACTATAGAAATATAGTCTATTTATAAGTTGGCTCTTTTTTTGTCAAAAAATAAAAAAGGATTTAATAATATGATAACTATAGCGATTATATTTTATTGCTTAGTAATACCAGTTGTATTAATAATTATTACAAGTTTAATCAAAAGATGGTTGCGAAAATATATAGAGAAAAGAATTGACGAGGGCCTTATTCTTTTGGAAAAACTTGAGAATATAAATGATGAACTGGATACAAAGATAAATAATGCGAAGATTAAGATATATGATATGTATCTTGATAGATGTAAAGAGAGTTTGAGAAAGAAAAGAGAAATGGATAAAGAGGTTAGGCGAATGACACAGAAGATAAAAGACAAAATATCAAAAAAATAAAAAAGGTACTTTGGAGAGACTTTTTTGCCCTGTAGGTCTGGCGAGTCCCGGAAAACATCCGGATATGAATTTTTTTTAAGTTCATGTCCTGTCCGATAGGAGGTGAAAATGGAAGCAAAATATGACGAGATTATAAAAGGTGTCGTGCTGGCTAAAATATTGAATTTGAGCGAAAGGCATCTAAGGCGTTTGGCAGAGGAAAATGTTATCAAAAAAAACGGACAAAATAAATATTTATTTTTGGAAAGTGTTCATTCATATATTGAGTATCTGGAGTTAAAAAATGATGCAGATGTAGATTTGAAAGATGAAAAAATTAGGGAAGAAATAAAGAAAATAAAAAAAGATACAGAATTGAAAGCCTTGAAAATATCGGAGTTAAAGAATCAATTACATCCGGCGGGAGTAATTGAAGAAGTAATGACGAGTATGCTTGTCAATATAAAGGGAAAATTGCTTTCATTGCCTAATAAATTAGCACCTACTGTAATTGCTTGTGATAACTTGGGAGAAATACAGGACATCATTTTAACAGGAATATCTGATACTTTGACAGAATTAAGTGAATATAGTCCTGAAATGTTTAAAAGTAAAAATTATATTGATGAAGATGAGGATGAAGAGAATTTAAGCACTAAATCAATTAAAAAAAATTTAAAGGAAGAGAAAAATGACAACCCGAAAAAGAGAGGCAGACCTAAAAAAAGCAAATAATTTGTTTAAAAAAATTATTTCGGTATTAAAGCCACCGCCAAAATTAACGATTGATGAATGGGCAGACAATTATAGAATATTAAGTTCCAAAACTTCTGCGGAACCAGGTAGGTGGAATACTGATAGAGTACCGTTTCAAAGAGAAGTGATGAAAGCAATATCTGATAAACAAACAGAAAAAGTAATAATGATGTATGGAGCTCAATTATCCAAAACAGAACTTTTGTTGAATACTTTTGGACATCATGCTGATTATGACCCTGCTCCTATAATGTTTTTAATGCCGACTCAAAAAATGGCAGAAGATTTTGCAACAACAAGATTAAATGACATGATACTTAGCACACCACAATTAAAAAGTAAAATAATTGAAAATGAAACGTCAAGAGATACTAAAACTCAAAAAGATTTTCCAGGTGGATATATTATTTTAACTGGAAGTAATTCAGCAGCTGAACTTGCGAGTAGACCAATACGGATATTATTGGCAGATGAGATTGATAGATTTCCAAATGATGTAAAGGGTGAAGGTGATCCGTTAAATTTAGCAATTGAGAGAACAAAAACATTTTGGAACAAAAAAATTGTTTTAACAAGTACACCAACAGTAAGAGGGGAATCAAGAATAGAACAGGAGTATGAAAATAGTACACAGGAAGAATATTATATCCCTTGTCCAAAATGTGGAACAATGCAAAGATTGGAATGGAAAAATATTGTTTTTGAAAATATTGGACACAAATGTCAAGATTGCCTTGAAGTTTCAAGTGAATATGAGTGGAAAAAGAATATGAAAGAGGGAGAATGGATTGCAGGAAATGTTGAAATTGATCCGAAAGCAGTAAGAGGATTTCATATTAATGAATTGTATAGTCCTTTTTCGACTTGGAAAAGTATAATAAAAAAATTCAAGGAATCTAAAGGCGATGTTCAACTTATGAAGGTTTTCACTAATACTGCATTAGGTGAAACTTTTGAGGAAAAAAGAGATAAAATGGATTTTGAAAAAATATCTCACAGAAAAGAACATTATGGCTGCGAAATTCCTGAAAACGTAAACGTTTTGACTGCGGGAGTTGATGTTCAAGATGATAGATTGGAATGTGAAGTTGTAGGTTGGGGAGCTGATGAAGAAAGTTGGGGGATTTGTTATAAAGTGTTTATAGGAAATCCTGCAGAAACTCATGTGTGGAGTCAGCTTGAGAGATTCTTGGATACTGAATTTACCTATTCTAACGGACAGAAAATAAAAATAATATGTACCTGTATTGACACAGGAGGAAATCACACGATGTCAACTTACGGATTTGTGAAACCTCGTGAAATTAAAAGAATATTTGGAGTAAAAGGTGGAAGTGTGGAAGGTAAGCCGTTTATTACAAGGCCAACTAAAACAAATAAAGGACAAATTTCGCTATTTGTATTAAATACTGATACTGGGAAAGAAACTATTATGGCCAGATTGAGAATTGATTTACCTGGACCAAGATATATGCATTTTCCGGATAATGTAGAAAGAGGGTATGATGAAACATACTTTAAAGGATTGACTGCAGAAGTTAAGATTACAACTTTTGAAAAAGGAGTAAGAAAAACTAAGTGGGTTGTTACAGGAACTAAAAGGAATGAACCGTTGGATATTAGAAATTATGCTTATGCTGCGTTAAAAATAGCTAATCCTGATTTGAGTAAAAAATATTTGATTGATGTTACAGAAAGACCAAAAGTGCAAACAAAAAGAAAAATATTGTCGAAAGGAATTTAGAAAATGGGAAAATCAAATTATTCAAGAGAATATATTTTAGAAATGATAGTTGAATACGGCAAAGCTGAACGAGCAGCTTTGGCTGGAACTAGTTATAAAATTGGAACTAGGGAACTTACTCGAATGGGAATAGATGCAATAAGAAAAGGAAGAGCTTACTGGGAAAATGAATTACAAAAATTGAACAGTACAGGAAACAGAAGAGTTAGAAGAGGTATACCTAGAAATCTTTAGTAGAAAAGGAGGTGTTTTATGAATTTTATTGATAAATTAATAACAGTGTTTAACCCGGAAAAAGGACTTAAAAGATTTCAGGCAAGAAGAAAATTAGAAATTCTTAATACTGGATATTCAAATCACGGTGCTTCAACTACTAAAAAATCAATGCTAGGCTGGCAAAGTGCTGGCGGTGGAGTGAAAAAGGATATTTATAAAAACCGTAAAAAATTGATTGAGCGTTCAAGAGATTTGTATATGGGAACTTCTGTTGCTACTGGAGCACTAAAAACTATTAACACGAATGTCGTTGGAAGCGGATTAAAATTAAAGGCTGCTATTGATAATGAGACAATAGGGATTAGCGATGAGGAAGCTGAAGCAATAGAAAGTTTGATTGAAAAAGAATTTGAACTTTGGTCGAAAGATAAAATTGATAATTTAGGGACTATGAATTTTTATCAGATTCAGGAACTTGTGTTTTTGACAGTGCTGATGAATGGAGAATGTTTTATAAAATTAAATTATTTTGAAACTCCAAAAAATCCATACAGTTTGAAATTGGAAATTTTAGAACCTGACAGAATATACACTCCAAACAATATGATTTCAGATAAAAGTGTGGTTGAGGGTGTGAAAATAGATAAAAATGGGAGAATTGAAGGTTATTATGTTTCATCTGAACATCCTTTGGATGCAACTGGGGGAGTAAGTGAGAAACTTATAAAAGTTTATGGAAGTGAAAATCAAAAAAATATAATACATCTACTTTTCACAGAAAGACCTGAACAAGTAAGAGGAATCCCAATATTATCTGCAGTTATTGAGAATTTAAAGCAGCTTGGGAATTATACTGAAGCTGAACTAATGGCAGCAGTTATAAGCGGAATGTATGCAATTTTTATTGAAAGCGAAGCCGAAAATTCGAGCGGTGCTGATGTAGGTGAACTTGAAGCAGTTGAAAATGATTCGCTGGTAGATTCGGAAGATGAAACTACTATAGAACTTGCACCAGGAATAGTTGTAGGGCTTAATCCAGGAGAAAAGGCAAAAGCTACTAATCCGGGAAGACCTAATGCACAGTTTGACCCTTTTGTTACAAGCATTTTAAGACAGATAGGAAGTGCTTTGGAAGTTCCTTATGAACTTTTGATAAAGCATTTTACAGCAAGTTATTCAGCAAGCCGTGCAGCACTTCTGGAAGCGTGGAAAATGTTTAGGAAAAGGCGTGAATGGTTTGTAGAGAATTTTACCCAGCCTGTTTATGAGGAGTGGCTTAATGAAGCATATTTGCTAGGTAGAGTTGAACTTAAAAATTATGGAACTGACTTTCTTATAGACAAAGCGTGGTGTGGTTCGCAATGGAATGGACCATCTCAAGGGCAAATAGATCCGTTAAAAGAGGCTAATGCAGCAGTTATAAGAATCAATAATGGATTATCGACTAGGACGAGAGAAACAGCCGAACTTAATGGAGGAGATTTTGAGCAGAATATAAGAATTTTGGCAAAGGAAAGTAAATTATTAACAGAGAAAGGAGTGGTATTGAATGCCGAAACAACTCAAATTTTGGAACGTGATGAAGAATGAGGAAGAAAAATCAGCGGAACTGATACTTTATGGAAGTATTGGAAGTGATGAATATTGGGATGATATATCTGATAAGGCGTTTAAACAGGATATTGAAAATCTTGGCGATGTGGAAAATATAACTTTATACATAAATAGTCCAGGAGGGAGTGTATTTAGTGCTGTAGCGATAGCAAATACTCTTAAAAATCACAAAGCTAAAGTGACAGCAAATATTGATGGATTAGCAGCGAGTGCCGCAACTATTATAACAAGTGCTTGTGATACTGTAAGAATGCCTAAAAATGCTTTATTTATGATTCACAATCCAATTACTTTTGCTTATG